AATAACTACAAAATTTTAAATAATTTTCAGTATCATTGCCAAACTCTGTAGATCTATAGGGTGAGCAACGAGCTACTATATTTGTTTTATCAGTTGAAAGAGTTTCAACTAAGGTGCGTAAATCCGTAGTAAAGTTACATAAATCATGATAGTTATTAGTCGGATAACCGTGATAGTTTAAATAAACAGTTAAAGATCTTTGAAAGTAAGTGCTACCTATACCATCAGGAGTCAATACTAAAATTCTTTTTAGTTTATTTAGATATTTCGACATTATTATACCTTTGTTCAATCTCACATACTATCTGCCACTGCCTAGAGGTTAATTGTGGATGTTTTTGTTGTGCTTTTAAGCAACCTGCTACAAAACTTCTTTCTTTATCTGTTAATTCTTTATCTTCAAGAAATATTCGTAATTCTTTTCTAATTCTTCGAGTTGTCATTTTTTACGATACCGCCTATATTAAGTTCATTCGTATCTGGTAAGTCATAAATAAAAGGATCTATCTTCATTATTTCCTTTTTCTTTGCTTGAAACTCTTTTTCAAACTTCCAATCATCATATTTATCTCTAATCCACTTCAGCATAGGGATTCTCCTTAGGTGTTAAACATAGCGTGACTCTATACTCATCGCTTAAGTTCATTATACGGTGTTTTACACCGCTCTTAATTAAATAACTATATCCTTCTCTATAGTGGTATTTTTTATCGTTTTCAAATTCTATAAAACTATTAGCAGTAGCTATAGAAGTTATAACGCTATTAGCATATATATTTGTCTGAGTCATATCAACATGCCAAGGTATCTGATTTCTAGGCATTAATATAGATAAATATAAATGATTTATATTTCGTATAGCAGTATGCTTAGTACAAGTAGTTAACCATTTTACTATACTTGGAAAGTGTTTTATCATAGGAGAAGTAGTACCTTCAGTTATAATATCAAAAGATTTCCAAGCATGATGACCATATCTCTCATCAAATAAATGATGTCCCATAGTAAAAAAAGAGATTATTTTTTTTAAATCTCCTTGATCTATTCTAGGAAGTGGTATCTGCTTGCAGTTTGTCAAAAGACATTCTCCTGTTCTTTAATAGCGGTAAAAAAGGTATAGCACTTTGCTCAAAAATAACAGGATCAGCATTATCTATAGTCATAACAATAGCTACATCTTTTATACCAGTACCGTACATTTCGTTATGCGCTATAGCATAGGCACAGCCTTGAATATAGTAATCAGTAATTTGTTTAGTACTTTTCTTTTTCTTTGATGTTTTAAAATCTATAATAGTAGGTTTTCCACGCCAAATACCTACCATATCAGTTCTACCAGCATATTTATACTTATTAGACCATAAAACTTGTTCTTGCCCCCAGATTTCTTCTACTCCTTTTTCAGTAGCACGAATCAAATCACGACTCATTTGAATAACATCTACAGCTTCTTTATATAGATCATCCCATACATCTTCACCATTAAAATGTCGTTCAGCATACTCATGTACTAAAGTTCCTCTATCAGTAGCTATTTTAGATACACGAGCAGCTTCTTCTTCTCCTACACGTTCTTTCCACTTTAAAAGCCATGTTTGATCAGAAGTCTTTCCTAGTATAGTAGTAATACTAGGATAAGATCCGTCTGGAGTATGATACGTTCTACCTGTAGGTAGGGTATCAGTAGCACAGCTCGTTGTATAGTTGTACTTCTTTAAGGTCGTCCACGGTGTTGACAATTGGTTTTCCTTTACCATTTAAACTCGTATTTATTAGAATAGAATGTCCATGATTTTTACATTGTTCTAAAATGCGCCATAAAAATACATTAGATTTTTTATCAACAATCTGTAATCTGGCAGAGTTATCATAAGTATTAAATGGACCTTTTTTAATTTTAGCTATATTTAACATATAAGGACAAGCCTTGGTTATATTAAACCAGTTAGGTGCTTCTTCTATCTGACATATAGGAGCATAAGGTCTCCATGAATCTTCATCTCTATTCTTAATTTTATTTAATTTCTTAATATTATCATCACTTGGCAAACATAGCAAACTACGATTTCCCAAAGCTCTAGGTCCAAACTCAGCTTGCCCTTCAATAACTGCAACTATTTTTCCTTTTAAAATACTACTAGCATAATCATCAGCATGTAGTCCTCTACTATCATTAACACCTAAGTAAGGACTATAATCAATAGGTCTTTCAATTAATGCAGCTGCTCCTAAAGCACAACCTGCATCACCAGCTGCAGGCTGAATAGCAACATCATTAAACTTAGTCCATTTTAATATTTCAGTATTAGCTACACAGTTTAAAGCAACACCACCAGCATAAGCAAGTTTAGTCATACCTGTTTCTTGTTGTAACCAATCTGCCATATTAGCAATAATTGTTTGAGTAACATTTTGAACAGAGGCAGCTATATCCCAATCTAAAGCTCCATATCCTACCCCACGTTCTAGATCCTGTAAAACTGTATAACTACCCTCATAATCATAGTGTAAAATGTTATCTCTAATATATTTAGACCATTTAGGAGTGCCATAAGCAGCAGCAGCCATTACTTGAGACTCATCAGATAATGGTTGTAATCCTAAAAGTCTAGTAGCAGTGCTATAAAATAATCCTAGTGAATTAGGATAGCGCATACGTTTTAACCAAGTAAATTTACCATTAGAATACATACCTAAAGATGTAGAAAATTTATTACCTACAGTATCTATTACCATAACTGCACACTCTTCCCAGTCAGTAGTAATAATAGAACTCATAGCATGGGATTCATGATGATCTACTAACACAGGTTTAGCTTTAGTTACTTTTTTAATATCTTTTTTAAATCTTTTATAGCTAGTTTCTTCATAAAATACAGCATAATCAAAATCTTCATAAGCATTTTTTAACCAATCAATAGTATGAATTGGAAAATTATTATCATATTTATTACGAGAAAATCTTTCTTCATGGGATGCACCCAATATTACTTTATTTTTTATATTTGCAGCTGCACTATCATGGTGATAGCAGCTTACTCCTAGTATGTTCATCAAAGTACCTTTTGAATATATAAGTTAAATCTGCTTTAGTTTTATGTGAATAGTTAGGGGTGTCAACAAAGTCTACAAATGCCCACCTATAATTATCTACTATAGGTTGTATTCTATGTACCATAAAACAAGGAAATAATACAGTCTTTCCTGGTTTAGGATATATTCTTGCTAATATATCACTAGGCGTAGGGGCAGAAAAATCAGTTTCTTTTTCAAGATCTCCCGTAGGATTCCAGTTACCTAATTCAAAGGGTTTTCCATCAGTAAGATAAACCATATGCGTCCAAAAACGACCAGGCCTAGAAGTAGTTAATCTTTTCTCAGCAAAATCTAAATTATCGAAGTGCCACTCATATCCTTCTCCAGGTTTCAATAAAATAGCTGATTTACCTGCAAAGTCACATTTCCACTGATGAGCATGTCTAATATAGTTTTTATTACAATAATCAACTATTTTATCAGCTTTTTTAGCTATCTCTTCAGAAAATCCGACCTCAATTGATCTTGTCCACTCATCTGCAATGAAATCTTCCATCTGTCATTTACCTCCGAAGCTAATCTAATCGCAAAATGATTATGACCATATTGATTAATATGACCTTCATTATCTGCAAACTCTTTAGCTAAATCTCTTAAATAATAATTCCATATACATGGACTGTCTTGTATCATTGGTTGTTCTATAATGTTAGGTCTATATATAGGAATTAACATTAAGTTATCTACAGTAGCTTGTCCTAGTACTGCTTTTACAAATAAAGCATTAGTTCTATTATACCACTTCATACGTGTAATTTTTTTAAACCATATATCTTGTACTAGTTTACCCCATACATCTTTTGGACTAGCCCATCCGTATGGAAGTAGATAGTCACCATTTCCTTTAGGATCTGCTCTGTGGTGATGTCCAAGTAGCCAAATAACTTTAAAACGATTGACAAGATCATTTTCTATGATATACTCAGCTTGAGCATCTAAAGTTATTCCTTGTTCTTCCCATCTATTTTTTAAACCTAGTTGGTCAAAAGCAGGTATAGGTGCTTTATCACTTGGTATTGACCAAGAGTTTCCTACTACAAAGATTTGATTATTAATGTTCATTGTTACCTGTGGAGATAGTTTTACACAAGGAGAAGGTTTGACTAAACAGAGTCAAGCGTATCCTTATTTACTTGGTGCTAAAATAACTAATTTAGCTCAGAGTGGTGCTTCCGAATATCTTATTACAACACAAATTGAACAAGCTGTCAAGTTAAAACCTGATTTGATTATAGTCGGGCATACTAGTGAATATAGATGGGAAGTATGGGATGTTAGAAATAAAATTCAACAAGGATTTTTAGTTGCTAATCATGTACTAAAGAATGAAAAATACTATAGACAATGGAATTTATCGGAACAAATTTTATGTAATACTAGAAATACAAAAGAACACAAAGCTGCATGGCACGCAGCAGGTATGTTATATTTTTCAGATATAGAGCTAGTTCAGAGAATATGGAGTGGTGCAGTAGCAAAACAAATAATACTTGCACAAAGATCTAATATACCTATGATTCATCATTGTTGTTTTCCACACTTACAATCATTACTGGCAGAGCTCACAGATAATTATGTAGATTTTCACTTAGATCTAGAAAAACATAAAGATTTAGCCCCAGACAATTCTCATGCTGGGGCAAAAAGTCATAAAAAATTAGCGAAGTTGCTCATGGATAAATTCAGCTAGAGCTTTAGTTGCTTTTCTATTAGGATGAACTTGATCAGTAGCTGAAGCAAAATATTCAGGGTGTTCTTTCCAAAAATTATGTTTATGCTCAAATATACTCCATAACTTCATTGCGCCTTTTTTGTCACCATCTGAATATTTTTCAAAGTGCGTATAATCTCCAAATATAGTAGTATCTTTAAAGTCAGGGTAAAAAAACTCTGTAATACTAGGAATCTTAAAAGCACAGTCAAAATCAGGTTCAATTTTTTCTATACCACCTATTAAACATAATTTATGTTTATAGCGTTCTAGTATATTATATTCCATTTCTTTTACTAATTTAATTTTTTCAAATAAATCAGTAGTATTATATGCTTCAGGATGATTTTCAGCTGTTAAATGTTTAAAATCTCGTGTAGCACAAGTTTTAACATAAATAACAAAATCAAATCCCATCTCATGAGTCATTAAGCAATTTAAAGATACAAAGTCACCCCATCCAGGATTAGCAGCATGTGCTACTTCATGACCTAAATCTCGTAAGTATCTAGACATAGAATATTTTTCAGCAAAAGCTCTAGTCTCTTCGGGGGTGAGAGTTGGATCCCACTCCCCTGCAGACCAAGAATCGCCAGTTACCATTATTTTGTAACTAGCCGTCATGTTAACTACACGCTTCTACATACTCTTTGAGTTGTTCCCACTTTTCTTCTTCTTCATCCATATTTTCTTTACGAACAATAGTAGCAATTTTAGTAATAGTTGCTACAGGAATATCATATTCTGATTTAATATCTTTTTTAAGTTCATTAATAGA